AAAACCACCTGCGCCTGTCCCTCTCTCATGAACCCTGCGGCCGGCTCCTCGCCTGGGTTCCATCTGCTTTGCATGACAAATTGCCGGGTCATGTCTTCGAGCACCAGGCGGCCGGCCGGCGTGCCGAATACGGCCGCGTAGGTGTCAGCATCGACGGCGAGCTTGCGGCGCGGATCATCCGCGTTGACCTGCAGCCCGTCCTCCATCGCCTCGAGGATTTGATCGAGCGTCGGCTGTTGCTTTTCACGCGCCACCGGTTGCCTCCTCCTCGGCCGCCTGGGCCTGGGCATTCGCCTGCTGGGCAGCTGCCGGATCGGCGCCGGCCTGCTGCGCCAGGAGCCCAGCGATCCCCTGCTCCATCTGTTTCTTCTGCCGCGAGTTGTTCCGCACGCGGCGCGGCACGTCCATGAGGTCCGCGATTTCGCCGCCCACCTTCTTGAAGTCGATTTCATAGGCCGCGAGCGCAGGCTGGCCGCCCATTATCATCGTCATCATTTCGATAAACCGCACGATGTTTTCGACCTCTTGCATCGCCTGGCCCTTTGCGAGCGAGGAGGTCATTCGCACTTCAACCAGGAACTGGTCGATCACCAGGCCATCCCACGGCAGGATGTTTTTCCGCTCGAGAATATCGACGGTGCGCTGGGTCGCGGGCACGATGAATTCGCCCAGGAGACGGCCGAGGCCACCGGCCTGGTCAGCCACCAGCTCGCGCGCCCTCTGGATGAACTCGGTTGCGGTGCGGATCGGGCCGGCCTCGGGCGGGAGAGCGTGGTCGCCGATGATCTTGCGGATGTTCATGTGGAGCTGGTCGAGCACCAGCTGCCCGAAGTCGATCCGCTGCGGGCTGTCCAGGCGCTGCAGCGACGGGCCGGATGGTCCGCCATTCGAGCGCACCTGGATCACGGAATACGGCTTGAAGTTGATCGGCCCCTCGAGCGCGTCCTCGGTCGCGGTGTAGATGCCGGCGATTGCGACGGCAACGCCGCGGAGGGTGAGCTCCACCACCTTGTTCGCGGTGCGGATGTCGGGCAGCGCGAAGATCACCGGGCCGCGGCCGCGGTTCTCGCCGGCCAGTTTCGTGTGCCTGGGCGTGACCATCGGCGAGGATCGGTAGGTGCGATTGACGACGCGGGACGCCGCGTGGCCCTTGGTGAAGAACACCTCATAGCGGAACGTTTCGGGCCGCGGCTGCTGCCTGGTCGGCTTGATGTCGTAATCCCGATACACCACGCTGCAGAACTTCGCCATTTTGGTCTTGCCCTGGGCGCAGTCCTCTTTGAGCTTCTGCAGCTCCTCGGTCAGCTTGATGTCGGGCCATTGCGCTTCCAGCACATCCGCCCGGAACTCGTGCCAGAAGAACCACCGATCCAGCCGGCCATTCGGTCCCTCGTAGGCGTACCAGTGCGAGATTGGCATTGCCTGGAACAGGACGGGATCGCCCACCACATCGTCATTCGGCATGATCGTCATGCCGCCCTGGCCCAGGTGCCAATCGAGGTAGAGCTCATTGGAGGCGGTCGGAAATCCGGGCCCGTTGTAGACGGCCTGCACGATTGAGGTGGTGATTTCGAGCCGGGTCTTGAGCTCCTCTTTGTTCATGCCGAGCCGGTCGCGGAACACGTCATCCGGGAGCGCGTCGGCTGCAGGACCGAGGCCAATCTCGATCCAGTCCTGGAACTGCGGAGTGAAGTCAGCGGAGAGACGATTGGCGGCGCGGATCAGGGACACCTGGCTGGTGCTGTCCCACTGGCGAAAGCTCTTATCCTGGCCCTCGGCCGTCTTGTAGAAGTTTTCCCGATCCGGGAACGTGAGCTCCACCGCCTCGCGATAGAGGTCCTCGCTCGCCATCTTGGCGCTGTTGGCGGCACGAATGAGCCGCGCCGCCTCCTCCTCACTCCATTGCGCCATGTCAGCTGTCCGCGCCGCCGCCGAGCGTGTTCGCCAGGCGTGTCGAGAGCTGGCCCATCAGCATCGACCGGCCGCGGCCGCGGCGAGGAGCTCCACGCTCTGCCCGCTGCTGCGAGCGAAGCGTTTCCTCATTCGCCTCTTGGGTCTGCCTTCGGGCGGAGGCGCGCTGTTGCGCTGCCTCTGCTGCCCCCGTGTCTCCCCCGCCAAACAGGTTCATTGTCGCGCCTCCACCGATAGAGCGTTACGTCCAGGCCCGCCGGGGAAAACCCGACGCATGGGCCGGCATCATAGGCAAAGCCGAGCCGTTCGGCAAACGCGATTGCAACCGGGTCATCCGAATGCACCCAAGCGCGCAATTCGTGCCAGGGGCCGACCCTTGCGATGGTCTCCCATAGGCGGATCATTGTGCGAAGGCCGCCGTCATTTCGGAGGGCCAGGCCGGGTGCGCCGTAGAACCAGCCCCGCCCGTCCATGGTGGCCTCATCGATGATCGCCACGCCCGCGACGTAATCGAGGCCCTGCATGGTCACGTCCGGCTGCCAGAGCGACCATTGCCACCTACTCGTTTTCGTCGCGTGGTCCCACAAGTGCGGCGATTTTAACAGATCGGCTTGTGCCCGCTTTCTGAGCCTCGGCGCGATCTGCTGCAGCTTCTTCGGCGGAGACCCTGCCAAACCCCAAGTCAGCCCCATAATCGACCTCATCCTGGCGCCGGTGCGCCTCATCTGTTTTCGCCACATGCCGCGCCGGCGCGACCTTGGCAACGTTGCTCTTTGTGTCCTTCGCGCCCTGCAGGTGGTGCGGCTGCAGGTCGATGTGAAACTCCTGCACATCCGGCCCGTGCCAGACGCCGGCGCGGAGCGGAAGGTGCCCGACCACCTGCTGGTCAAAGGTGGAGCGCGCCAGGTGGACGCGCCCCTTGCTATCGGGCTGGACGACGCCCGAGCGCCAAACCGCGTTATCGTGGACCATGAAGCTCGGGAGCTTGGACACGTCGCCCTGGCAGAGCTCCGCCATGTCCTTCGCGTTGGTCAGCACCTGGGGGATTAGTAGCATTTCGCATCCTCGGCCCTGCGCTGCTGGACGTAGCAATTGACCAGGCGCGCCATGGCGTCCTCGAGGTCGAGCTCATGAGGCAGCCAGAAATCCACTTGCATCCGCCCGACCTCTACGCCGCGGTGCCAGGTGTACGTGGTGAGCGGCACCGCCGCGAGCATCGGCCGCGGGTTGTCGTAGACCACGGCCGGAACGTTGGCCATCTGCTGCGCCCGGTAGCTCGGCTGGCTCCACGTCAGCATCTTGCCGTCCATGGGGCCATCGATGCAGAGGCCGGAATAGCTGGGCTTTACCATGACAACACCAGGTTATCGAGGAGCACCCAGGCGAACGGGATCGCGCACCCGACCACCATGAGACGGCCGCCGCGATCCAGCTGGCGCCACCCCTCGAGCTCTCGCCGCCACCAGGTCATGCCTGCGCCCCCATGCTGAGGGCCGCCTCGGCCATCTTCGCGGCGTATGCCTCGAGCTCATGCTGCACCGCGATGAAGATTTCTTCCGATGCCGCGTCGGCCTCCGCCTCGGTCAGGCCCGACACCTCCGGGTCCTGCAGGCCGAGCATCAAGCCTTGGTAGAGCGTGGCACCGGCGAAGAAGGCCGCGCGGAGCTGGCCGCGCTGCTCTGGGCCCAGCGCCTCGTATCCGCCCGAGCTGCCGTAGATCATACCGCAGTAGGCTTGGAACTGGTGCTCAACCGCCTGGCCCTGCCGGGCCTGGTCAAGCATTGTCGTTGTGTAGGCTGTCGTTTGCATATCGCGCCCCATGTTGCAGTTAGACAAGTGTCTTGCAACATGCCCCCATCTGCGGCATAAGTCCAGCGCCTTGCTGGGCCACCACTGTGACGCGCACCGGCAGGGGCTCCTCGGGTAGCGCCATTCCGGCGGAGGGGTATCGCGCCAGGCTATACGGCCCTGCAGCACAGTCCGGGGATGATCGAACGGCCTGGCGCGGTCACGCAAGCGGATCGAAGTCCGAATTCACTACAGGCCTCGAGGTCTTAGTGTCCCGCCCGGCAATGAGCTTGAACTCTCCGGCCCCCATGAACCCGTAGCCGGCGCCATCGCAGATGTGGCTTTCGTCGTTCTTCACGGCCTTATCCGCGTACCGTTCATCACCGATGACCTGCATGCGCTTGTAGTGCCAGGCGCCCGACAGTCCGCGGTGCAGCATCGGGCACCGGCCCTTGTGCACCATGAGGCCAGGTCGCCCCTCAACCATGCGCGTGCACGGGCCGGCGATTGCGGCCGCGCGCATCTTCGGGTCCTGGCTCGGAGCTGGCCGGAGCCTGATCCCAAACTTGCGGCGAAGGTGCTCGAATGATGCCACCTCGAAGATCTCATCACGGCCGCCACCGGCGGGATCGCCCCACCCTTCGCCGATGATCTGCAACTCCATCCACGGCCGGTAGTGCTCGGCCATCGTCTCCACCAGGAGCTCGCCGAACCTGTCGTTTCCCATGTCGAAGCAAACCACCTCGCGCAGCGCCAGGAGCGTGCC